TAAAAACAAATAGTATCTTTGCAAGGGTAGACGGGAAGTTTATAACAATAGAAAAAAGTAAGATTCAAATAATAAAATATTTTTTAAAATGAAACTAAGATGCATAGAAAAATACTTTGCTAATTTTACCTATGGTAAAGTCTACGAAGTTGTCGGGCAAACAAAGAGCTATATTTGGGTGATAAACGACAAAGGGCAAGACCATCAGTTTGACACTATCGAAAACTATTTTGAAGTAGTTACCGATAACGCGCCAAGCTATTACAATAATGAAAAAGGTAGCTTGTACAAGTTTGCAGAAGACCACGGACTAAATGCGTATGAATTTGATTTAGTTAAGCGTCTCGTAAGATGCAGAAAAAAAGGTAACTTTGTACAGGATTTAGAAAAGACAAAGTATTTAATTGATTTATATTTGAAAGAATGGAACGAGAAATAATAAACTGGGGCAAAGCAAGGAAATTAGACAACCCAGACAACAAGTTTCAACAACTTGCAAAGGTTGTAGAGGAAGTTGGAGAGTTATCATCTGCAATATTAAAGCGAGATATTTCAGAAACGATTGACGCCCTTGGAGACACTTACATTACACTTGTTATTTTAGCTAACCAAATGGGTTACTCACTTGAAGATTGTGCAAAACGTGCCTTTAAAGTTATTGAATATAGAAAAGGAAAAACAATTAACGGAACGTTCATAAAAGAATAGTTATGTATAAGTATAAAGGTGAAACAATTAAATACGCAGGATTCATGTTAGATGGAAAGTATTGTTTTTACGGGTTTTTTCCTAATAATTTATTGCTTTTATCTAAGGTACAAGTTGAAAATTTAGAGTTTGCATAAAAGAATAGTTTACTACCCTTGCAGCAATTGTTGTAAGGGTTTTTTCGTTATCTTTAACCCCATGAATTTAATTGAAATAGCAAAGTATCACGATGAATGGGTAAGAATTGTTAAACGATTCGGAGCCAAGACCGATGCTGAAGACATAGTACAAGATATGTATCTAAGGTTTCATAAGTACGGCAAAGGTCAAGTAGTAACCAAGTCATTCATCTGGATTATGCTGCGCAACTCTTTTTACGATTCATGCAAGCGTAATGTTCCAATGGTCGATATTGACCTACTTGTTGACTTATCAGAGGATGAAAACAACAAAACGTATGAAACAGAGTTATACTATCAGAGTGTTGAAAATGAAATAAAGACTTGGGAGTGGTTCGACCAACAACTATTTTTATTATATTTGCGGAGCGGTAAGTCAATGCGAGAATTAGAAAAAGAAACTAATATTAGTTTGACTTCAATTTTTCACACTATTAAAAAATGTAAACGAAAATTAAAGATATGGCAAAAAGAACATCAAAAGGCTTTGGAGATACAGTAGCTAAATTTACTGAAGCTACTGGAATTGATAAGGTTGTCAACTTCATTGCTGGGGAAGATTGTGGCTGCAACAAACGTAAAGAGATACTTAACAAACTATTCCCTTACAAAACACCTGAGTGCTTAACAGAACCCGAGTACAAGCTATTGGAAGAACTATTACCTCAGATTTCTGTTAAGATTAAACCAAGTCAACAAATAGAGTTCTTAAAGGTTTACAATAGAGTCTTTAAAACAAACGAACGACCAACTTCATGCGCTAGTTGTTTGAACGACATGTTACGTAAAGTTAGAATAGTTTTTAATGAGTATAACAAAGAGTCTTTTCCTGAAGGGCAAGGCGGATTTTTAGGATGATAATAATATTAATTATTGTTTCACTTTTAGCGATTTTTAGGTTAATAAGAGACGCTATAATTTAATTAATTAATTTTTATTAAAAGTGGACAATAGAAAAAACAACGGTGGACATTCAACAGCAGGCAAAGCAGGGAGACCTTCTGTTAGATTAGAATTATTAGGCGTTGACTTAGCTAGTCCATGGGTTCAAGATTCTTTTCGTGTTATCGGTGAAATAATGATTAATGAAGCTTCTAATACAAGGGATAGAATCGCAGCGGCTAAAATATTAATTGAGTACGGTTGTGGCAAACCTACAGAAACTATTAAACAAGACATAAGCATAAAAGGGGTTGATCTAAAAGATATTATTAGTTTTGGTACTACTGAACCCGAAATATAAAACATTTGCAAATGATAGTAGATATTTCATTGTTACAGGTGGTCGCGGTAGTGGTAAGTCATATTCTATTAATTTACTTCTACTACTACTTACCTACGAGTCGAACCATGTTATCTTATTTACACGTTATACCCTTACTTCTGCTCACATCTCTATTATACCTGAATTTATTGATAAGATTGATATATTAGATAAGCACAAAGATTTTCACATTACCAAGGATGAAATAATCAATCTAAGGACAGGAAGTAAGATACTATTTAAGGGTATTAAGACATCAAGCGGAACACAAACAGCAAATTTAAAATCATTGGCTGGGGTCACTTGTTGGATTTTAGATGAAGCGGAAGAGTTAACGGATGAAGATACATTTGATAAGATTGATTACTCTATTCGACATAAGGAAAAACAAAACAGGGTAATACTTATTCTTAACCCTGCTACTAAAGAACATTTCATTTATCAGAAGTTCTTTGAGAGCAGAGGAGTAGAGGCAGGAGTTAATACAGTTAAAGGTGATACAACGTACATTCATACAACGTATAAGGATAACATATCAAATCTGTCTGAAAGTTTCTTAAATCAAATAAAAACGATAAAAGAACGCCGCCCTGATAAATATAAACACACCATACTAGGGGGATGGTTAGAAAAAGCAGAAGGAGTTATCTTTACTAATTGGAGAATTGGGGAATATAATAAAGATAATGGGTCAGTGTTCGGTCAAGATTACGGGTTTAGTAACGATCCATCCACACTTATTGAAACGTCAATCGATAAGACTAACAAAATTATTTATGTTAGATTACACATTTATCAAACAGGATTGACCACATCACAACTTTCACAACTTAACAGGCAATTTGCAGGGCGCGACTTAATAGTTGCGGATAATGCAGAGCCACGTCTGATTAACGAATTAAAGTCACAAGGGCTTAATATCGTACCTACAATCAAAGGAGCTGATTCGGTAAAGTACGGAATAAGTTTATTACAAGACTATGACTTAATTATTGACGAAAATTCCGTAGATTTGATAAAAGAATTAAATAACTATTGTTGGCTTGAAAAGAAATCAGAAACACCAATAGATAAATATAACCACGCATTGGATGCGTTACGTTATGCAGTTAGTTATCAATTAAGTAACCCAAATAAAGGAAAATATGGAATCAGGTAAAAGTTTGAGACAAATGATTAATGAAAGCAGCGCAAAGGTTGTGGATGCTTACAAGGATGAGTATGGGGATAATTGGAAGTTTCAATGCGTTGAGTCAATTGACAATGAAGTTGCGAAAGCTGAAGCATCGTTGAAGTATTGGAAGGGTGTAAGGGCTAAAGTAATGATAGCAAAATGAAAGTAGAAATAGATATACCTTCTAACTTATCTGAAATCAGTTTAGATAGGTATCAGAAGTACATGCTTACTTTAAACAACTCAGATGATAAAGAGTTTGTATTTCAAAAAATGATTGAGATATTTTGTGGTCTTGAATTAAAAGAAGTTGTTAAAATGAAAGCATCGACCGTAATTGAGTTGGTGCAACACTTTGATAAATTGTTTAACGAGAAGACAAAGTTCAAGAATAGATTCAAATTAAATGGTGTTGAGTTTGGATTCATTCCATACCTTGAGGAAATAAGTTGGGGGGAATACATCGACATTGAATCTAACATCGGAGATTTTCAAAACATACACAAAGCACTTGCGGTAATGTATAGACCGATTGTAAAAGACGTTAAGGGTAAATATGAAATAGAACCTTACCGAGGGGATTTAAGTTACTCAGAGGCCCTTAAATATGCACCGTTGGACGTTGTGCTTCCTGCATCGGTTTTTTTTTGGACTTTAGGAATAGAATTAATAAGCAGTACGCTGTCCTCTTTGGAGAAAATGAAGAGCAAAACCCGTATAGCGAAAATGTTCAATTCAGCAAACAATGGGGATGGTATAGTTCAATCTATCACGTCGCTCAGGGAGACATTAGAAGATTTGACGAAGTTACAGGGCTCGGGCTTCATCAGTGCTTAACATTTTTAACGTTCGAACAACAAAAAAGCAGAATCGAGGTTAAACAATTAAAGCGATCACATGAAAAACTATTATAACCTATCTACATTATTGCATGACTCTATACTTGCAGACCCTTTAGTGAATAGAGTAACGAAGGGAAGCCTTGATAAAATCACTAATGCGAAGCAGGATATGTACCCACTTTGTCACATTATATTTAATGATGTAGCATTTAGAGGAAATACAACGGTGTATAATGTTTCATTGGTTATGATGTCAATAGTTGATATTAGTAAAGACGATGTAACGGATATATACAAGGGTAACGATAATGAAGACGATGTTTTAAATACTACTTTAAGTATACTTAACAGGATATTTGAGAGGGTTCGACGTGGAGATATTAACGACGCTGGCTACGAAGTATTAGACGATACAGCAAGTTGCGAGCCGTTTGTGGACCGTTTCACCGATGCGGTTGCAGGTTGGACCATGACATTTGACATATTAGCACCAAATGAAATGACAATATGCTAGCAGATTTAAGGGAGTCGGGGCTACAAGCTGCTTTAGATAAGTTCAAAACATCTGTAATTAAACAGGCTCGTACTAATTTAACGAAGGGACGTGCGCCTTTTGGCAGCCACAACAACACGCGAAAGCTATACAACTCATTGAAAGGTGAGGCTAAGGTTTACGCTAAAGGTTACTTCCTTAATTTTCAAATGGAAGAGTACGGTAACTATCAAGACAAAGGGGTAAAAGGTAAACGTTCAAGTTCGAGAGCGCCGAACTCACCGTATAAGTTCGGAAGTGGCAAGGGAGCTAAAGGAGGATTGACGGAAGGAATACAAAGATGGGTTAAGGCACGTAAATTTCAATTTAGACAACGCGACCCTGAAACAAAGAAGTCAACGGGTAAATTTTTATCTTACGATGCGACTGCATGGATTATCACAAGGTCAATTTATGCGAAAGGTATAAGACCAACTTTGTTTTTTACTAAACCATTTGAAGCGGCTTACAAACGTTTACCTCAAGAATTAGTAAATGATTTGAAAATAGATTTAGAAAAGATTTTTAACTATTCAATTAAACAGCCAAAATGATTAGAGCGCGATCACCTTATATTATTAGTATTAATGAAGCAAGCCAAGTTAGTACAAAAATTGAATTGTTTATCAGCTTTGGGGCTTTAGGGGGATCACCAACTTTAAGCTACACACTTAGCAAAGCAATTCCTGCATCGAATGCTCCAACAACTTATTACGATATTGCGCCTTACATTCGTGAATACTTTGACCACACGGCATACAGTAACGTTACAACAAGTTTGACCGCAGCAGTTAGTTATACGTGTATTGATAAACTTAATGTTAGAGTAAAAAGATACAAGACAGTTGGAGTAACAGAAACATTAGTAGATACAACTGATTATATTGCTACGGATGGATATTCAGAGTTTGCCGATAGTGTTAATTATAACGGTGGTAATTACTTATTAGACCAAAAGACTTATTACTATCATAACGGTTCAAATGCTGGTTTTATAATGCTTTATGCTGCATCAAATGATAAAATAAGATGGACAAATGTAACTGATGGCATTGTTTATTTAAGTGTGTCTTTATCTTTAGGATTTTATTACGTACCACGTTGCTATAATTCAGAGTTTACAAAAGAATACACGGTGGAATTATTAAATAGTTCAAACGTAATGCAAGCGACATGTACATTTAAGCCTGTTGAAGAATG